AGAAAGACGATTAAAATCTGATATTACTATGCATGGTAAAGATACTCTTGAAGGACAATTGGCCGCAATCAAATTAGCACAAATTAGAGTAGAATTAAGAAAAAAAGTAAAAGAAGGAAGAGAATTAAGGCAAGCGGAAGTAGATGCCGAAGCAGTTTTGCTAGCAGAGGATAGGAAATTAGTAAAAGAAGCAGCGGACAAGAATATCAGCGCCCCTTTGAGAGCAAGACTAAATGTTTGGACCACAGATGTTACCGATATGATAGGTAAAAAATGGAATAATTTAGAGAATATGTTTAGAAATTTTGCAAATTGGATTTATACTCCTGGCTCAGCAGGAGATGACACTGGTGTTGGATCATCAGCTAAATTATTTGGTTTTGAGTTAAAGATGCCCAAGCTTGGTCTTCAAGAAAAATGGGACACTCTTAAATTTTCTCTTACAAGTTGGTTCAAAAAGAATATATTTGATCCCGGCGGGGATGGTGTTCCAATGAGAATATTTGGTGTTGAGTTAAAGTTTCCTAGTATTGATATTAGCTTACCTACTAAAGAAGAACTTGTAGCCATGCTTCCAGAATGGATGAGAGATATTAAGCTTCCAGAGTTTCCAGAGTTAGAGTTTCCAAAGTTTGAAGATTTAACTATGCCAGATTTCAAATTAAAAGAAAACTTCAATAAATTTACAGCTTCAATTCCTCAATGGATTAAAAATAATATATTTGATCCAGGCTCAGCAGGAGATGACACTGGTGTTGGAACACCTATGAAAATATTTGGTATGTAATTAAAGTTTCCTAAGCTTAATATTAGCTTTTCGGGTATGGCTGAGAAAATAAAGGCTCTTTTACCAAACTGGTTAACTGATCCAGTAGCTTATATAAAAGGGTTAGTTGCTGATATGGCAGCCCTTTTGCCGGGGATGGGGGGAGATAAAAAAGTTTCTGAAATGTCGGCCGAAGATAAAAAATCAGAAATTGAAGATATTAAATCAAAAATGGCCAGTACGCAAAATGCAATAAATAATTTTAATCGTGTGTTAGCGAAGAAACCAGGGGATATGGGTTATTTAAAACCTGGCAAGTCGCCAAGAACTCAAAGTGAAAAAAGGTTAGCAAAAGCTCAAGCCGATCAAGCCGAACGGCAAGCTAGATTAAAGGAGCTGGAAGGAAGGCGCATGGGCGGCCCAGTTAAGAAAGGTGTGCCATATCTTGTTGGTGAAGGTACTGTAAAGCCAGAATTATTTGTACCAGATAGTTCTGGTATGATATTAAGTGCTCAAAGAACTGAACAAATACTTCAAGCAGGATTACAAAGAGGTGCTGCTGGTGCTGGTGTCGGTTCACCAACAATAGTTAGCGCACCTGTTACTAGTATCAATAACAGTTCATCAAATATGACTAACACTACAACATCATTTAATCACCCAAGTGCAATTCTTAATTCAGTTAATCTTGCGGCATAAAAAAATCCCCTCTGAAATTTCAGAGGGGATTCTAGTAGAGTTTAACGATTAGTTATCTTCAGCAAGCTTCTGAAAATAATCCATCGTATCTTCAGTATCATCATTAACTGATACAGCAGGAGCAGGCTCCTCTCTGGTATCAACAGTAACAGTAGATAAAACAGGTTCATCTTCCATCAAAGTTGTTACATTTCCTACCGTAGTAGTACCGGCAAGAACCATACTAAGACGAGTCTTCAATTCATCATATGACTTGAAGTTGGTTGAAGCAGTAAACTCATTAAGAGCATATTGATTCTTCCATACTTCCTCAATGCTATCATCATTATCAAACAATGCAGATGGGGCTTCAAACTCTGACTTATCATAGTTCCAATAGCCATCTACCTTACGAATCTTCAACTTGAAGTTCGCACCCTGCCAGAAATCAAAAGGATTGACAGGAGACTCATCCTCAAATGCAGGCTGCATCGCCTCCATAAGTTTATCAAAGATTTTCTTACCATACCGAAAGAGGAATACTTTACCCTCATGCTCGGGATGCCTGGAATCACTCACAACATAGATGTTAGAGTAATACTGCAACTTACGCTTCTGGCGACGAGCGATTTCCTTATCGGATTCTACACCAGAGTTCCAATATGCAGAGTTCATCTCTGATACAGGATCATTGTTGTTGAGAGTAGTAAGAGAGTTCTCAATATACCACTGACCAGTTGGGCCTTGAAATGCATGATTCCAGAGCTTTGCCCACGGCATATTTTCACCATCTACAGCCGGCAAAAAACGAAGGACTGCATAACCATTACCTGTCTTATCAAGTTCTGGCTTCCACAAACGCTCGTCCTTATAGGACTTCTTTTCTTGGGATTGATTCTCGGACTGTGCTGCACCAAGCAGTTGATCCAAAGAATTAGATTTCTTCATTTGAGCTAACGACATTTTATATTTCCTTATGTTAATGTGTGTTATTGTATGTTGATTATTATATTGTATACTGTTTTATACAGAATGTCAAGTATCTTTCTTAACAAACTGTATCCTATATATGTCTTTATCCTTCTCTACAAAATTGACTAGACCATTCCATGCAATACCAATGCGCTCTTCTTCTAGTTCACTTGCTTCATGGCCATGATACAGATGCGAGTTGAAAACAAGCATAGTGTTCTCTGTGCAAGGAAATGATAAAGTGTGTGCGGTGTTTGGATTACCTTTTTTATAATGCTCTGTTAGTGAAATAAAAGGTTCAAACTCCATCTTCTGTTTTTTGAATATTAGAGGCGGATGCTCAGGCTTAGACTTTAGATACAGCACTCCACTGATAATTGAATTGGAGTGATTATGTACCTTCTGATATCCACCCTTACCACTAATATTCAACCAGCTCTCTGTAAGAAAGAACTCTTCATATTCCATCTCCAACACATTATCAAGAAAATTCTTAGCACACCATTCTACCCAAACCCTTATCTCTTTGAATTCAGGCTGAAGAAGTATGTTATTGAATTTCTCTGTTCTAAGCTTAGTTTGTCCCTTGAATTTTTCAAATGTGAATTTAGACAAATCCAAGTCGTCCATAAAGGTCTTAGGTGTTGTGTATTGCTTTACCAGACCTGTTGGAAATAGTGGTACGCCGGTCATACTATTTTTAACTCCTCACATAATTCATTCTTTGTTATATAGGATACATTATCCTCATCAAACTTAGCAGTCGAATCTACCAAATAAAATTTAGTGTCATATAAAGAAAACTCTCTGAATACTGCTTTCATCTGATTATACCAATTCACAGGATTAAACCCTTTTGCATCAAGAGGCAAATAATTATTCGTACCTTTGTACATATTGTTTAATGGTTGATCATATGAGCTTAAATCAAATCCCAAAACATAAACTTTTTTAGCACCGTTCTGACATGCAAGATAAAGTGCGGTATTACCAGCAGACCAGCCTACAGGATAATCAATAGGAACTACATCATCATTCGGTTCAACATAGGTAATCCAAACTCCGACATCCTTTTCCATCTTGAGTTTTAGATCATTCATATCAAGGTTTGGATTCATTGAAATAGCATTTTCAATTTTCTCTTGCAATGTAAGAGGGTCTTTTCCTGATATAACACATTGATCAGTTCTATTCTTACTTCTATGAATAAAAGCCTCTGGAATGTCATATCCCATAAACATCACCTCTGCAACATCAGCTGGTACTGGACTCCAATTAGCAAAGTGAATAACCTTTATATCTCCATACTCTGGATTGTCTAAGCAATAACCAGAATCATATATTTCTTGCTGCATGGCATAATCTGCCGCAACAAGATTATGAACAGCTCCATCACGATAAATCGCATTACAACCCCATGTCACAACCTCTTCATCAAAAATTCTACTATAGTGGCCATGTGGTCTAAACCATGATCGTGATTCACCATTACCTATGACAAGCGCTTTATGCATCTCGTAATGCGGCCCAGCTGGCAGGAAAGAGTTTCCTTGCATACTTGTCAATGCCCCATCCAACATTCTGTGTCTCCTTCTGTGCATCAGGTTTGCATCGTAGATTACATACACGAGCAAACGCATATAATGTGCCACTCCAATACCATTCTGTATACATTGATTGGGGTAAAACCATACGAGCCATTTCTGGTGCAATACCCATATTCAACATATTCTCATAGCATTGTTTGGCAAATTTGTGTGCCGGAAAAATACTATATTTTACCGTTTCCTCTGATGAACCTTGCTTCTTATTCTCTGCTGCAAGTCGCCATTCTTTAGGTTCATAAAATTCAACTTCTGTATCTACATATCGTCTTGACACTTCATTCCATGTCAATCCTATCTGATGCTTTACTAATTGTCTTGCGACAAATACGGGGGCCTTGATATGAAATTGCATGGAAGCATGACCAAAGGGACTCCAATGATTATGCTTTGCAAGATAATTGATAAGTCCAACATCATTCTTCTCATCAAATTGTTCGTGAACTTTTGCGAAGGAAACACGGGCAGCATTTACTACTGACAAATCATTTCCCATGCGATCTATTAGTTTTACTTCCATTTACCTTCTCCAACTTCTCTGCACATTTATTACAGTAGTCTTTCCCATGGCCAGCAACATCATATCCACATATCAAAGAGTTAGATACAATATACTTAGTCATCATATTCTCCTCTACGGAGTATGATATCCAGATTGTACTGGGACTTGGCATCCCCTTGTTCGGCAGCAAGTATGGCTTCTGCAATAGATTGTCTGGGCGACTTCACCGCAGTCTTATCGTCCTGTGAAACACCATCTCCGGCACGGTACAGCTGTTCATCTGAATCAATGCTTTTCCTCACCAAGTTAAGTTTTTGTTCTCTTGTCCACTCACTAAGATAATCATTTTCTTTATCGAAAAGCTCAACGATATCATCTTCATTCATTTCCATAGTATCAATGATATACTCTCCCATATGCTCTTGAGAGAACTCTTCACATCTTTCCATAATAACCGTATCGTGAGCCCATTCAATAGCATTAACAGGGTCTAATGGATTTTTTTTCTGTAGATCATCACGGTGCATTACATAACGCATACGATACGATGAAATTGCTGTGACGATAACGTAATCTTTAGCTTTCATTTCATACCTACCTATATCTCTTCACTTCTTCTTTCATGTAATCTTCTAATTAAATGGTGCCGGAGAGAAGATTCGAACTCCTGACCTGATGCTTACAAGGCAACTGCTACTACCAACTGAGCTACTCCGGCAAACCATTTATCAACTTAAGCTGAGTTGTGTCGCCTTTGTGGACGATATCCCTTTGGCCACGCCGGTTGCCGAGATGCTAGCTTTTGAACTCGCTCTGACAATTCAGAGTTAGATTGCTGCAACTCTGTACACTCCCACTCAAGTGTTTTTACTCTACTTGTCAGCACTTGAACTTCATTTTCCAAGAACGCTTTATTACGTTCAAGTTCTTCACTACTACTCATCACTAGACTCCTCTATGAGTTTCAATAATTGTATTCTATAACAATTCTTATCAATTGTCAAGAACCTTTTGTAATTTTCCATTAATTTTTTAAGATCGTACCATATATAATCCTCTGCTAAACGTCTGTTCCAAGTTTTAGTAAATCCTACGAGCTCATCTAGAATGATAAGAGTTTCAAGTGATACTCTTTTGCCAAGATATTCTTTTAGGATAAGTGGATGTTCAGAATTTTTTACCTCAAATATTGGATTAAAATTCTTTACAAATGGACGAATTTCTTCGGTGAATATGTCATAGAAATTGTTTCTTTTCTCTTTCCATTGTTCGTAATTTTTATCATTAAAATTTGCAACATAGCCTTGTTTATCCACAATGAAATTAGCAACTAGATAGTTCTTAATGTCCTCATGATCTTCATATTTTTTAGAAAGCCTGGCAAAGAAAAATCTGTCCTTACGTTTATAGAACGAATTTCTGGGTACACGACTCTTACCTTTGTAAGTTAAGAAGTCATAATCATTCTTACTAAAATGTGCTTTCATAGCACAATACATTAAATAAACGTCAATCGGTTCCATTGTCTAGATTGGTAATTGTGCTTGCCTCGGCAAGAAATTTAAGTCTCTTGCATTTGCTTCGATCTTTTCTTTAAGACCCTTTGAGATAAGAGAGCTGACAGACTCAGGTTCAATACCCTCTTTTTCGCAATAATGTAAAACAGCATCCATATGAGTAATATGCTTCTCTTTTGCAATGTTCTCAATTGCAATTGTAAAATTTTTTGTTGTGATTAAAGCCATTGGTATCATTTGTATCCTTCATTATATTAAGTTGGGGGGCTAACCATGGCCCCCCACGGATGTATTACGGCATCACCCGTTATGCTTATTTACGCAGAACGTAGAGCGGCATAACCAGCTGCAACAACAGCACGGCGTGGTGTACCCAAACGATACTTCATGTAGGTTTCACCATCAAAAGACGATACACGCTTATTCAGATAGATAGAATAACCTTCTAAACGTAGTTTACTGATCACCGCACGAACATTCTTAACACCATAACGTGCTGAAATCTGTTTTGCGGTAAGTTCTGCACCATTCTTTAGTGCATTAGCGACCTTAGCGGTCTGAGTAGTAGTAGTAACCATAGTATAATTCATCCTTTCAAGATGATAACAATATCATCAGTGACATTGTTTATAGAGTATAACATAATAATATCTACTTGTCAACTCCTTTTTTCAATAAAGTGGTGGGTTATTCTGTTACTAGGAAACCCACCGAAACCCTATCCAACTACGCTGCTAGAGCGTAATCTTGAGATGCAATATTATCGTTTGCATTTACGAATTTGACCTATAAGGCGGTCAATCCACAATTCTCCACTTTCCTATACACTGCCAGTCGATCCTATTTCGCCCCCATCAAAAAAAGATTAGGTACGCAATTCCACCAAGAAGAAATATATCTGCACAAATACTCCAAACTACATAAGCCTTAAACATCCACTTAACGGCTTCCTTTGCGAACAGGGTCTGGGTCTTCATCTTGACCCTCCCCTTGGTATTTAAATACTAATACAATCATACCAATCTCCTTTTGGTGGAGGCGTTGGGTACTGCCCCCAAGTCCTGCACAACTTTCAGTCCGTATCATCAAACTGTACTATATTTATACCATATCATATGCATTTTGTCAATACCTTTTTAAAAAATAATCAAGAGCCGGAGCCTTCTTTTTCTTTTACTGG